GCTATGCGGGCACCTCACCCCAGCCCCGACGCGGCGGCTGCCTCACTTTTAACATCAAGAAAAAAACGAAGCCATGAACGAAGTAATTGAATTTTCAGACGTGAGGCATACCATGAGCAGCCTGGAGATTGCCAGGCTGACAGGTAGAGACCATGCACATGTTATGCGTGATATCCGAAACATGGAACCTGCATGGGAGAAAATTAGCCAATCCAAATTTGGTTTGGCCTCTTACAATGATGCACAAGGCAAGCAAAGACCTTGCTACAGGCTTACCAAGACTGAATGCTTGTACGTGGCCACTAAGTTCAACGACGAGGCACGCGCCAAGCTCGTACTCCGGTGGGAGGATTTGGAGAGGCAAGAACGTGCCAACATGCTTGCTCTGCCTGACTTTACCGATCCTGCTGAGGCAGCAATCGCCTGGGCGAAACAGTACAATGAGAAAAAGGCGCTGATGATTGAGAACAAGCAGCTGGAGAAGGAGAACATTCAGCTCACCGTAGAGAACCAGGAACTGAAAGACGACAAGAACTACCTCGACCTCATCATGCGCTCGAAGGCTCTGCTTACCGTCAGCCAGATAGCCCAGGACTATGGTATGAGCGGCAAGGCTATGAACAAAAAGCTATCAGAGATCGGTATTCAGTACAGCATCAATGGGCAATGGATTTTGTATGCTAAATACAAAGATTGCGGATACGTGTCGAGTCGTAGCATTAACATCACTCGTGCTGACGGCAGACCTGACATCGTGCTGCATACCGAGTGGACGCAAGCCGGTCGTCGTTTCTTGTATGAGGAGCTAAAGAAGCGTGGTATCATCCCCATGTTGGAAAGATCATGAGTTATATCGACCAGCGTAATGAATGGATAGGCCAACATCCTGATGCCACTGTCGAACAGGCATGGACAGCTGGTTACATGAAGGCCGTCGAGAACTGGTGCAAAAAGAAACGATAGAATGAAAGTTGGGCTTGTAGATGTGGACGGACATGCGAAGAAGAAGAAATGGGGAGCGACCATCTATCCAAATATCGCACTTTGCAAGATTGCCAGGTGGCACCGGCAGCAAGGCGACGAGGTGGAATGGGCATCACCCTTCTTTCACTACGACATCGTCTACATGTCAAAGGTGTTTAACTTCTCTCCTGACGACCTGTACGTCTATGATGCTGACAAGATCATACGTGGTGGTACCGGCTACGACATTGCCAGCCGGCTTCCTGATGAGATAGACCGGACACAGCCTGACTACTCCATCTACCCGAACGTACCGAGGGACACTGCGTATGGATTCCTGACACGCGGATGCCCGAACAAGTGCCCGTGGTGCGTGGTGCCACGTAAGGAAGGATTCATCAGACCGTATATGGATGTCGACGAGATTGCCATCGAGGGCCGCACAAAGCTCGTGCTCATGGACAACAATATCCTGGCTGCTGGAGACTACGCAAAGCAGCAGTTCCGGAAGATCATCGAGCGCGGCTACCGTGTCGACTTCAACCAGGCGCTCGATGCACGACTGGTAACAGAGGAATTTGCACAGCTCCTGGCGCAAATGAAATGGCTGGACAACAACCGCATTCGCTTCGGCTGTGACACACATGCACAAATCGCACAGTGCCAGCGTGCTATGGACCTCATCAACAAACACGGATTCAAAGGACAATATTTCTTGTATACCATGCTCAACGACAACTTCAGGGAATGCTACGAGCGCATCAACTACTGGTGGAGAATCATGCAGGACGCCCGGCACAACCACCAGGGGTGCTACGTATATGCCTACGCACAACCCTATCGAGATCCAGACAACCCACACCGGCCAATACCGCAATGGCAAAAAGACATGGCCGGCTGGGTTAACAAGAAGGCGCACTTCGTGGCGCACAGCTTCGAGGAGTTTGAACCTCGCAAAGGATTCCGTTGCAGCAAATACCTAGAACAACTATGAAACGAAACCTCTACGTCGTCACAGGCGTCTCTCGCCTTACCGGTCAGCGGGAAGTTCTCACACCGCCATGCTTCTATGCTACAGCAAAAGAAATCCGCGACGGTGAGATGCGTAAGCCAGCTCGCAAGCGTGTCTACCTCCGACTGGAGATCGATGCTGCACCACTCGGCGGACTATTCGACAAGATAACTATTTAGCTATGACATACAAACCAACAAAGAAAAGAGTGTACTACAGCGAGAAGAAGGGCAGGATCGTTGAACGCGAAGGAAGAATCCTGAGGATCTTCTGGAACCAGACAATGCTCGACTACTTGCGCTCACACTACGCTACCACCAAGAACGAAGAGCTTAGTGAGTGGCTCGGCGTCAGCATTCGTACCATCAGAAGGAAGGCACGCGAGCTTGGCCTTGAGAAAGACAGACAATGGCTCACAGGCGTATGGGATGAACATCGTACAGTGGCTCACATTGTACACCGTCTGAAAGGACGTCCAGGATGCTTCAAGAAGGGTGATCACCCGAACCCGGATGGAGAATTCAAACCTGGCCATAAACTTTCGGCTGAGTCCCTGAAGAAGCAGTCTGAGTCCCTGAAGAAATGGTATCAGCGCAACGCGAAAAAAGCCTCAGCAAAAGCCCAAAAGGCATGGGAGACAAGACGGAAGAAATCAGTAAACGTATAACAAAAACCAATCACAACTATGAGCAAACGAACCAACAAGATCTACCTTGTCCGAGTGGTGAAGTCTGCATACATGAACGTCGAAGCAGACAGCCCGGAAGAAGCAATGAAGATTGCAGACGCATACGCTGATCGACACATCACCGACGAAGACTTTATAGACAGCGATTTGTCAGTAGCCTCCTGCGACTCCATACCAGGCGAAGTCACAGACTGCGACAAGGACGATAAAATCTTTACTGCAGACGGCGTGTTTAATGCTAAAGAGTACTGGGAAAAGTGTCGTAACAAATTCCGGAAAACAGAAGGTGCAGAGGGACCGGCGATGACACGCAATCAGCTGTTCCTGCTCCGTCCTGGCTGCATCGTCACCATGTCCGACGGCATCGGCTACAAATACCTTGAGACACGCCGCCACATGGTATGCCTGCAGCAACCGGCAGGAATTGAATTTTCCGGGTGTAAACCAAAGAATCGTGACACGACGCCCTTCTGGATGGACTACCATAATATCAAGCTCATCAGCCACGATAGCGACCCGTTCGCAAACGAATGGTTAAATAATTATCAATAATTAATACAGTTTGTTATGACCAGGCAACAACTTATCGAACACTGGCGCGACATCGTCAAGACCGTCTTCGTGGCGGAAGAGAACATAGCAAAGGAGTGGAACGAGAAACTGCATGCGGCCGTCTCCCTCTCCCAGGCAGACCAAGTACAATTCATCAATGACTATTGTGAGGCCGTAGCCATCGAAATTGTGAGCGCAACATCGAATAAATCAAGAAAATAAAAGACTACTATGACAAAAGACATCCAAAACGGAGTAATCATCAACGGCACACTCTATGAGTTTGTGCCAGGAAACAAGGACGAACACGAGTGCTCAGATTGCGAATTCGTTTCAGCGTGCTTCGACGCAAACGACGTTATATGCAGGCCCCTGTTTGAGCCGACGTTCGGAGTTGGCTTTGTTCGTGGCAAGGTGTTCAAGAAAAGTGGAACGGTATACCGTCTCAAGTAAAACATAAAAATGGAGTAAAGCGGGCGGAGATTATTCGCTTCCATCGGCCGCCCGCCTCCATTAAAAAGAGAATAAGTTATGGCAAAATCATTTTGTAGCGGCTGTATACATTGGAAATGGGTGCAGCACAAAGATATGAATGGAGGATTGCATTATTGCGACAAGTACAATGATCAAAGTCTTCGCTGGAGAAGTTTAGTTTGCAACGGAATGTATTACGAAAAAGAATAAAGGAGAACTAATGTATGAAGTACAACAACATCCTTCTAACGGCAGCGCTTACCATCAGCATCTGTTCAATCCTCTTCTGCCTCGTTCTTTACGACCGCAGCAACGAGTTTGTGACCAACCCAGAAGTCCACGAAATCGTGGATAGTGTGCTTATCGAAATCTATGACTGATATGACCTACGACCTTACCATCACATTCGAGCATGGCGAGCTGTCGCTCGAAGGCTGCAGCAAGCCCTTCTCAACCGAAGATCTGGCAGGCGAAGACCCTTTCGGCCTCAATCTCGGAAAACCAAAAGAAGTAACAATCATTTTTAAACCAACAAATAACCATGGCAAAGAAAAAACAACCATCTAAACCCGTCACGGAAGCAGATCTACGCTTCCGCCACTTAGACCTTGCAAAAAGGGTATCTCAGCACATGCTGCAGGAAATGATTAAAGAAGGCCTGGCACCACGAGACATCCCGCAGGTACTCAACGACATCTGCAAGTTCGTCGTCCTCTTACAGGCAAATATTAGTCAAGGCAATGCCCTAGACGTGGCCGCGCAGTTTGTCGACCTCAGCACCGACATTACCTGTCTGATGGCGCGTATCGCCACCGAGAACTACGGCAAGGGTCTTGAATCCTTGAAAGAAGAAACCAACGAACCTCACCCACGTGAAATCAATAACAAAGACAATGGATAGAATCATACAAGCCATACAGTTCGACGACCGGAATATCGCCGATATCTTCAAGCTGCCATGTGTCAGCTCCATCCGCAAGAGCTTTCCACGTCAGGTATTTGCCACCGTCTGCTGTGGCGGCGGCTACAAGCGCGTCGTCCGCAAAGGAGACTGGATTGTAGAGACGCGCAGGAACGGCTGGGGAGTTATGACAGACAAAGAATACAAACAGCTCAGAAAGTAATCGTCATGCACATCTATCTCTCCGGCCCTATCAGCGGTCACGACCTCAATACCCGGCGCCAGGACTTCGACGCCATCGGGCAGACGCTCGAAGCCATGGGCCACACGGTGTTCAACCCCATGCGCAACGGACTGCCAGCAGAAGCCTCAACACACCAGCATATGCGTCGCGACATCCTGTCGCTCATGCAGTGCGATGCCATCTTCATGATGCGAGGCTGGCTGCACAGTAAAGGATGCAAGCTCGAATTCGACGTAGCAACAGCCGTCGGCATCCCCGTCTACTTCGAGGAAACACAGAACATACCTAACTTAAAACCAATCAAATTTGTTTAGTCATGTATCGAATCAAGAAAATCCGTCCGGACGCCGAACCTCTCTACCTCGGCCATCCTGTCAACAGACGCCCCGTCTGGTGGCTCGACCCAAAGTATGCAAAACCATTCCTCACCCGCCAGGATGCGGAAGCAGAGAAACGGCGCCTACGCGAGACAATGGGCCGTCAGGCGCAGCTACACATAGAAGCTATCACCGTGTAGCAGTTAAACATTTACGCAGCCCGTCTCAGCAGCAATAGCTATCTTTGTCCCACATGTTGCGCATCGTCGCAACCCAAAACAGAAACAACATGAATACATTAACAGCAATCCTCGCATTCCTATTCGGACAGAAGTACTACGTCAACATCTTCTGTGACCGGGGAACCACAAACTACTGGGTATGCTCCCAGATCTTCCGCTCACGTGCTGAGGCCGATGACCACCGGTGGCACAACGAGTTTAAACAGAGCTTCCGCTTCGTGCAAACACGCAGCTTCCGCTCGCGAGAGGACTTCACCAGCCTTCTCAACAAGGTTCACAACAGCACCGTAACACCCCAGTAGCTATGATAACAAGAATCCTATCGATCCTGGACCGGCTTCGCCCACTGCGCATCATTGCCGATCCCACCGACGACACCATCACCTTCTCGCGAGCTTTATGCCGGCGCACGAAGATCTTCGACAAGGAGAAGGCCGAGGTTCTGGTATTCCGCACCCCTGACGGCTGTTACAACTTCTGCTTTGCCGAAGATGTTGCAGACCTTCCAAATGACACTGCCACCTGGCCGGTGCAGTACAACACCCGCTACAACACCGTAGGCTTCCATTGTCCGGAGCCTACGGTGAACCGCATCTTCTACGACTACGGACTGTCACCTGACAGCCCATGCCAGCTGCACATATCTATTAATAAGGTACGCAACCTCACGTATTATCAATTAACCAAACGGCGCCCACGTCCGTTTTCATTCAAGTAATTATGGAACAGTACATACCATTTTCGGGACTGGCGACATCGCCGACGGCTCTTGATGCGCCGGACGGACAATTCTCGCACATCATCAACCTTATTCCGGAGGACGGCACCCTCAAGTCCCTTGTTGTTGGCGTCGATGAAGAGTTCAGGATAGGCAGCCCATCGAGCAAGCTGCTCTACACGCACATCGGCAATGACTATTGCAACCATATCATCTTCGATACAGACCCGACACCAGGATTCAGTTATATCAAAGACAACGAAGTTCACCACCCGCTACACGACCTGTCGCATGATATTCCTCAGTCGTTCCGCGCGAACACCGTAGAAAGCGTCGGCAACATTCTCGTCCTCATGGGCGACGACATAACCTACTATCTTTTCTGGAATGGTAGCGGCTATGATCTGGTGGGAAATTTTGACTACGAAGTGTATGTTACTACCCGTACCTGCCACACCGTATTAGACGACGTTAGGAGCCGTATATACTTTGATGAGACAGGAAACTGGCATAGGCAAGCTGTTGAGGCTTCCCTGGAAGACAATCCTGTTACGGTGGCAAACCAGCAGGTTTCGGATACAGAGTCAAGGGAGATGTATAACGCTCTTGTTGCTAAGCTGAACAGCCTCATCGCCGACACAGACTCGAAGCATATCCTACGCGGTACATGCTTCGGTGTTGTCGCCCTTCAGCTCTACGACGGGAGCTACGCTGCAATCTCCAATCCGTTCATTCTTGCTCCTGACCAACGAGACGGACTCGACGAATGCACCGTGCACACGGTAACAGATAATGGTGTAACAAAAATCACCAAGATCTACGGTTTCCTTTCGACAGCAAAATATAAAATACGCGTCTACAAACAGCTGACGGACTCCATGAGAAAGATTGTATCCGGCGCCGTGCTGTTTATCACAAGACCTATTGAAACATGGGATGTCGACTCACCGAATCATACGGGCAGCCAGACGCCAGGCAGCACTGGAGACTACACGTTCTCGTACGATAGACTGACAGCAGATAAGATTCGTAAGAATATAGACTCCCTTCAGTTCTTTAAATCCATCAGTATACCTGCAGACCATATGAACGACACAAACGCTACAGGCCTGGACGTAGAGATGGTAACAGGAGCTGAGGAGCATATCTCGCTGGCAGACTTCCGCCGTTCGTCGTTCTCTGCAAGGGTGTCGTATGTCTACAACAACAGACTGCATATTGCAGGTGTAACAGAGGAGTTCCCCTGGCAATATCCGTTCGTAGACCACATCTTGCCGACCTATAACAACAGCGTCGGCGACTCCTGGACATGGTTCCTGGGCAGGGACCTGCCGACGGCACAAACGATAGCACAGGTGAAAGTCGTCGTCCACTTCGCCGACGGTCGACAGATCTACCAGCAAGGTACCACCTGCTGGCCGCTGCCGCCTCTTCTCTGCTTCCCGGACCGCAATGCTACACGTATGGAGATCTATGCGTACGCAAACAACAACTACTACAAGGTCGACAAGAATCTGCAACAGTCGGAAGGTTTCGACATGGCGTATTACCTAAAGCTCGACGCCGACCGGGAGTTTAGCATGTTCGAGAACACAGATATAACGACTATCACGGAAGACATCTATAACGACGACATAGCCACCGATGTGCAGCGACACAACGAAGAACATCCTGTTTCTCGCACCAACAACATCCTGCGCTACTCCGAAGCCGAGAATCCATTTGTCTTCCCGGTCACCAACTATGTAGGCATCGGCACGGCTGGCATCATCGGCCTGGCAACATCCACACAGCCTATCAGTGAAGGACAGTTCGGTACGGCACCGCTCTACGTCTTCACCGAGGATGCCATCTGGGCGCTCACCGTTCTCGATGACGGCACCTATGCACCTCGCCAGCCGGCATCGCGCGACGTATGTATCAATGCACGCACCATCACGCCTATCGACAACGCCGTCGTCTTCGCCACCGAACGGGGTATCATGCTAATCAGCGGCAACACTACACAGTGTCTCTCAGAGGCACTAAGTGGTCCTGGGGAGCCTTATACATTTGAACCTTCATACCAGCAGGCACGTGCATTCCTGGCACTGGAGAAAGAACCTCAAAATATTGGTGGAGTCGAACGGATGGTTGATGCGTTTACATACAAAGACGTCGAGAGTCCTGATTTCCGTATCGACTTCATGAGCAGAGCCGGTATCTTCTACGACTACCAAAACCAGCGCCTTGTCGTCTTCAATAGCACCGATAGCGGTAAACTTGCCTATGTCTACAGCTTCCTCTCAGGACTATGGGGAGCTGCGAAGACCGACATTAAATCTGTGACGCACAACTACCCGGTGCCAATGGCAACATTTATCAGCGAATACGACGGCGACATGCATGCCGGTCATGCAATGACGCATTCCGTCTACACCGATCCGTGTTTCTTCGCATGTACACGCCCCATTAAGCTTGATGCTCCCTTGTCATTCAAGACCATCAGGGCAGCTATCGTGCATGGACGCCTAGCATATAGCCGTATAAAGACGGCATTGTTCGCGTCAAACGACTTGGATAACTGGACGCTCATCAACACGTCTACAAATCATAAGCTGCGAGGAAAACTCGGCAATCCGTGGCGCTATTTCCGTCTTGCGTTCACAGGAGTGCTTGCAGAAGTTAGCGGCAGCATCGACGGTGTCCACATCGAATACGACGTACGTTGGCAGAACCAGATACGCTGACACATCTGCACAGCCTCAACACCAAAGCAGCCCGACCTCACGGCCAGGCTGCTTTTTTGTTCAACTTATAAAATCAATCGATTATGAAAAACTCTTATTAACCATTAAAAACTAAAAACCTACAGCTATTATTTAAGAAATGAAAAAAGTCACAAAACACTCGGTCTTATTCTCGTAATCCCTCCGTTGCCGTTCAGGGCGTCCTTCAGTTTCTCCTTGAGATCTTCAACCTTCTGCACCCATATTGGATAGTCTTCCTTGTTGGTGAGCATCATCCAGTCCATGATCACCCAGGCGACCATGAGGTTATGAATAAGCTCCTTCAGGTATTTCACCGACACCTGCTTCATCGTCTCCGGCAGCCACAGGCTATAGTGGTATTCCTCGTTGCTATAGTCTATCTCGTCGTCGTCCATCGTCGAGCGCACATAGTTCGGCGTGAGCTTCTGCAGGATCTGCAAGATGATGCCGTGAACGAGGTCCAGCTGGCGGGCCACCCAGTCCACGTTGTTATCCTCGCCGATGTCCTGCACCTGATGCCGGTCGTGGTCGTCGTCCGTCTTCATCACGTCGCCGATCACCCATGCACCGGTGCGTATATCGTACATCAGCTGGCTTTTAAGCATCACCAGCTCCACGCGCTTGCGTCCCCGGCCTCGGCCTCTGTTATTTCCGCAACAGCAATCCATCTCAAAACTCTCAACTATACCTCTGGTCTGTTCGGTCTCACACGCTTCGACAGGGCCTTCCTGATGACATCCAGGTTGGTGGCTGCCATCTGGTAGTACTGCGGAGCATCTTCCTTAGAGGTGATGTTAAACCACTCGGCCAGCGTCAGGTTCACAACATATTGGTGTGCCTCCTGGGTGATCGTGCCAATAGTGCCGACGTTATAGTTACTCGGCATCTGCAGGCAGATCGTCAGGACATCGTCGTCGTCATCCTCCAGCAGGATGTTGTCGCCCTCATTCCCCTCGCAGTCACACACCTCGTCTGTCGCAGCAGTATCACCACTCAGGCAACCGCACTGGCAGCCGTCCTCAATGATATACTCGGCCATCTCCGTCTTCAGGCGGTTGTAGGCGTTGCCTATCACGCGGAGCAGCTGGTTAAGATCTTCGTCATCATCATTGCTCTGCATAGCGGCCACCTGCTCGTAGTTGCCGTCACCCTGGCGGCTCCGGCCCGTCAGGTATGTCTTGTTGTGTACGTCGTACTTCAGTTCCGACAGGTACAGTGTTATCGTTACCGGCTTTTTCATATCTATCAACTTCTATTCCTTACTATGCGCTTCACCGGCTTTCGCCAGTACAGCTTTCCACGAATATCCTCCAGCATGCCCATGGCATCCTTCGCCGTCGCCTCCGTCTTCTCATCCTTCACGAAGTCATACCAGCTGGCAATGATGTTCAGCACCACGAACGAGAACATGCTGCGCTGCATGCTTGGCTGCAGCTTCTCATCAAATGTCGACGGCATCTCCAGTGTCACGTCAAAGTCGCTCGACGAGCCTGTGGCAGCAATGAAGGGCTTAAGAAGATCGGTGAGCATGTTGCAGGCCTCGTCAAAGAAGCGTCCAAGCATCTCCTCGTCGGCATCCTTGATGAAGATGCGCTCATAGGCGCTGTCATCGCCCTGAGTCTTCTTGCCGCTATACGAGGATGTCTTCTTCACTTCCTCGTATGCAGCTGCACGTGCTACCTGGAATCTCACTGTCTTCATGTTTGCAAAGATAATATCTTTCTATCTCCTTCCGGACATTATTATTTAACTCATAAGAGATCTACTTTCGCTTTACGAATGTGTTATATTGAATGGTGGTGTAGGGATTGAACGACACGGCTTTCACCTCGTATCCTTTCACTCCCCACCGCCACCAGAGAAATTTCTTTTTGTACTCCTTTTCAACAGCAATGGCCAACGAGTCGCGCAATAGAATTAACAGGTTTTGATTTAACGTGTTGTATTTTAAGTCCAACCATGCGTCCTTGAAAACGAGCATGCTGTCGCCAGGAGGCAGCCTCTCGTTTGTGACACAGCTGTCGCGGCTCAGCACAACAGCTGCCTCGGTTCTCGTTCCAACCTTCTGGTAACTCTCTATAGCGTTGAGCTTTGCGCCCATATCCTTCAGCAAAGCCTTGTCTTCCGGTGACAGTACTTCCTTCACCTTCTCCACCTCGACGATCTGCTGTGTGATCATCTGTACTGTGTCTCGGATAGTATCACGTTGCAACGGAACATACTGCTGTGCCTTTGCAAGCTCCTCACGCAGCTTCTCGTTCTCCTTCTTCAGTGTCCGGTCGCAGCCACAGATAAGAACGGCGACAACCAGCCAGAAGAGTACGACGACGATGAACGGCCAGAATTTTCTCCAAATATTTCTCATAGACAACAACCTTAAGCAATTATGTGATATGTAGCACTTCTCTTCTGTTCCCGGATTCCTTGAAGCTCACATGCACCCAGCTATACCCGTGCTCATTGATCAGCTGGTCGAACGGAAGGCCCAGCTTCAGAATCAGGTTGAAGAGCTTCTTGTTCTCCGCCACGGTGGCGGATGTCCCCCTGATGTCTGCAGCCTGGCCTTTTGTGTGCTGGCTCCTGGCAACACCGCCAACGAGCTTATTCAGCCTCGGCGACCGGTAGCCGCTGTTAATGACTATCGGCTTGCCGTATGCCTCCCTGAGTGGGTCCAGTACGTTTGCCACCAACGCCGTCAGGTTGGCTTTCACCTCAGCCGTCGGCGTGTTATCTATCCCTTTGCGCACAGCCGTTGCACTGTGCGTCAACTCTCTCATGCTAAAGTACTTCATAATCTGTCAGAACCTTTCTCAACTTTCCTTGAAAACTTCTTGGATTTCCCGGCAGTGCCGTCCAGGCCGGCCTCCTGCCATCGCCGCACCATCGGCAGCTTCTCTATTACCTCCATCGTCAGGACATAATACAGTAGATCTACGAACTTGTACCAGGCTGTTCCCTTCACCAATACACTGCGCCAGTTCCTAACGATGTTCACCGAGAAGATGTAGACAGCCAGGAAACAGATGCATTTCACTACCGCCTGGGCCTCATCCGGTTGTCCCATGAAGTGTCCTATCACAAACAGCGACGCACACGTCACGAAGAAGATAGCACAGTAGCCAAAGAACCACATCGCCTTCTTCGTCGACCACCCTTCTTTGTTTACGATGGCACTCAGCAGTCCAAACATGAAATTCAGGATGAACAGCACGATCATTGCCCACATGAACTTCTCTATTGGCGACAGCAGCGAGAGTACTCCTCCCACCACCATGATTAACATGCTCTTCAAATCACTCATAGCATATATTATTTGTTGTAATCATCACCTGCAAAGGTACCTACTTCTTTGCCGGCATGGCATGTTATTATTTAACTCACGTGGAAAAATTATGATAATGCAAAAAAGACTGGCAATTTCTTGCAAGTTTTGGAAAAAGTTGCTACCTTTGCACCGAAGGATAGGTGGGACTGATCCCCCACCGACAAGAGGTTATAACATTGCACCTCTTCCTTCTTTTCAACTAAGCAATGTGTTTTTATAAAAGCAATGTTATGGAACAGCCAAAATTCTCGGTTGTCGCCAATGGCGTGACCTTCTACTATTCTTCACAGGAGCAGATAGTAGAGAACTTGGACCGGGTGTCTCAACAGATTAAGCTCGGCCAAATGAATGCACAGGAGATTCACCTCGACTACAAGTCGATGTCATTCTTCGAGTTCTTTGAAAATCGTATTGAAAGCCGCATCATGAAGAAGACGACGCGGCTACGATTTGTCTCAACGCTCAACCTATTAAGGAACGAGGCTACCTACCTGGAGCACTTTGAGGACCTGACCGCTGAAAAGCTCTGCCGTTTCGACGAGTATCTACGGCGCCGCAAGGCGCATGGCTCCCGGCCCATGGCCGACACTACCATCGCGAAGATCCATGCCACCATCAACACCATCATCCGGGAGGCTATCGTGCGTAAGATCATCGCCGGCAACCCCTATGAGTTTATCCACATCGTAAAGGGCCGGTGCAAGGAGCGTGTGTTTCTTACCCGCGAAGAGCTGGATAGATTCATCGTCTACCAGCCAACATCGAAGGAGCGCCAGGAGGTGAAAGACTGCTTCCTCGTGAGCTGTTACACCGGGCTGGCTTATGTCGACCTATTCAACGTGGACTTTACCAAGCGCAAATTAGTCCAGGGCCACTGGCTTGTGTATAACCACCGGCAAAAGACAAACGAGCGCAACACCATCGTCCTGTTGCCTATCGTCCTGGACATCTTGCAGAAGTATGATTACAAGTTGCCACACCGAAGCAATGTTGGATACAACCGACAGCTGTCACTGCTGTGTAAAGAAATGGAGCTGGGGAAAAACCTGACAACGCACTGTGCCCGGCATACCTTTGCAACAACCGTGTGCCTTGGTAGCGGAATTCCTATACAAGTTGTACAGCGCATGCTCGGTCACAGCAACATCCACACCACAGAGATCTACACCCACATGACGGAGACAGACCTGATAGGCGGCTACGACATGATCAAGTGAAGAAAGCAAAAAGGGCACCCGTCTGGATGCCCTTTTTCGTCGTTATGCGGTGTTATTAGTTACTCTATATGATAACGTTCAAGTCCTCCGTAGCTGTTCACGGTGTGTGTCGTTAATTCTCCACTATTGCTGTCTTTAA